CCTGATCCGTAACAGCGATCAGCGGTCGGGCCGTAACGTACAGCCGGTCCTGCAATGAGCATTTACGCCGTCCTCATTAACGACGTCCCCCTTGATCTAGCAGACGTCGAATACAACGTCCAAGTAACGCACGCCCGCTCCGATATTAAATCGGTACCCGAGCCCGGTACGGCCCAGGTGATCCTGAGGGGCACCACGGGCACAGGTATCCAGATCGGCGACGAGCTCCGCATCGGCGCGTATACGGGCATTTGCCGATTCCGTGGCACCGTGACGGATCTGCGCCTGGAGTACCTATCCACCGATCCAGCCATACCCGTCGTAACCGTTACCGGCATCGGCTACCTAGCCCGCCTCGGCCTGCTCACTACAGGTGAGAGCGCATACTCGAAAGAATCTCCCAGGGCTCGGGTAGACGCTGTCATGGCCGACGCTGGCATTGACTACCTGAACGCGGCCGATAACGTCCTCGAGCTCGACAGCAACAACGACCCCACGGTCCAGCCAAAACTTTCCTACCTACAGGTTTTAGCGGAATGGTCCGGCGGTACATATTTTGATGATTGCCGGGGCCGCGTCATTTTCGAGGATTACGGGCAGCGAGGCATCGCCGGTAACCCCGGTATTTGGGAAAACCTGACCGAGTCGTGGAGCTTCTATACCTCGGCCTGGTCCACATTCCCAATCAATAACGCCGCCTCAACAATTCCAGGCTCAGCGATAGCGTGGGCGCCCGAGTGGCAGCAGAACCTCCAAACCCTGATTAACGATATCGAGGTCGAATACAGCAATAACAATATTTACGAGCTCGAGGACGCTTCCTCGATAGCGGCCTATGGGCGTCGTAAATACGACCTGACAACCGAGCTACACAGCGCCGGGGACGCCCAGGAAAGAGCCGAACAGATACTCACAGCCCAGGCGTACCCGCTGTGGAATATCGGCCAAATAACGGTCCTTATGGATCAACTAACCGACACTCAGCGCAACGACGTACTAGCGCTCCTCAACGGTTCCCGCGTCATCATCGATGACCTACCCGCAGGCGGCCCCTACACCCAATTCCAGGGCATTGTGGAAGGCTGGTCGGAGACTTTCACCCCAGGCAGGCATCTGGTCACTTTATCGATTTCAGACCCTCGATACAGCTACCAGACGGTCCCCTGGTCCGGCGTCGATGCGACGCTTACATGGGGAAATGTAAACACGACCCTACAATGGTACAACGTAGTAACAGCCGACGACCTAATCGCGGCCTAAAGGAAGGTGAACTATGGCTACCTCGACCTACGGTACGCCCTACGTCGAGTCCGGCGACCTCGTATCTAACTGGCCTCTGACGAGCCAATCGGTAGCCGACCGCGTAGACGACGTCAGCATTAAAGGCAACGGCGTAAACACCCAGACCGGCACGACTTACACGACCGTCCTAACCGACGCCGGTAAAACCGTTACGCTCGATAACGCGGCAGCTGTAGCGGTCACGATCCCGCCGAATGCCTCGGTGGCCTACGAGACAGGCACACAGATTAAATTCCTGAACCTGGGCGCTGGCACGGTGACCCTGGGGCCTGGTAGCGGAGTGACCCTAAACGGCGACACCCTCACAGCCGACCAATACGTCGGCCTGGCTGCTATTAAGGTCGATACGGACGAGTGGGTGGTGCTCCCTTTCTCGGGGGGAGTTGGTAGCGCACAGATCAGCGACACGCCTACCGGCTCCTACACCGGCTATCAATACTGGACCTACACGGCGTCCGGCACGCTCACAGTAACCAAGGCTGGTTTTGCCGATGTGCTGGTGGCCGGCGGTGGCGGCGGAGGCGCTGGAGGGAACCTGAGCAACGCTGCTGGTGGTGGCGGCGCTGGTGGTGTCCTCGTCGCTAATAATGCTTATCTATCGGCAGGGACCATTAGTGTTGTTGTCGGATCGGGGGGAGTTGGAGAGGACGGAGGCCAATTACCCGGCCTTGCCGGTAACACAAGCCGACTTGGTTCCTATCATGTTACTGGCGGCGGGGGTGGCGGTTGCACTGAAGTTGCAAGCGGCAATGGCCTTGTTGGTGGTTCAGGCGGCGGCGGCGGGTCAAACGGTGGTGCTGGCGGTGCAGGCTCTAGTGGTCTTGGCAATAATGGTGGAGCCGCCAACTCCACTACCGGCGGTGGTGGAGGCGGCGGTGCAGGTGCGGTAGGCAACGCAGGTTCCTCAAATACAGGCGGCGCTGGTGGGGCCGGTTTGGCTAACTCGTTCACTGGGTCTTCTGTCACTTACGGCGGTGGCGGCGGCGGTCACGGCCTGACGACAGGTGGTACTGGTGGTGCTGGTGGTGGCGGCGCTGGTGGCTCTGGTACAGGAGATCCTGTTTCGGGTTCTGCCAATTCTGGTGGTGGTGGTGGTGGTTGTGATGCTGCTAGTACCGCTACTGGTAACGGTGGCAGCGGGATTGTAATAGTGAGAGTGGCGGTCTAATGAGTTATCACAACGCACACGCGGCACGCATTGAGGACGGCGTCGTCCGTGAGGTCATCGTTATCCCGTATTCCAATGATGACGACGCAGAAATAACGGCCTACTGCAACGGCATCGGCCTAGCCGGAACGTGGATCGATACCTCCTACACCGGCAGCAGGCGCGGCAAGTTCGCCGGTATTGGTGACACCTACGACAACGACCTAGACGAATTCATTAGCCCCGAAACGTCCGAGGAGACAGAATGACGCAGCACCCCGAAACCTACGAGGAAGCCCTCGAGCAAGCCATCGAGGTCGAAAAAGACCTACAAGAGGAAAAGAAAGAGCGCCGAGCCAAGCCTAAGCGCAAGGTCAGCGCCGCCACCCAGGCCGCCCGCGAGCGAGTCCTGGCAAAGCTGGCGGCCCGCTAGTGGCATGGACCTACAATCCCTCGAGGGCCTGGTCCCCCTGGTCACCATCATTACCGCACTATTGGCGGGCCTTTCCTGGATTATTCGCGCCCAAATACGGCTACAAAAGGAATTTCGGCCGAATGGCGGCAGCTCCACACGGGACACACTGAATGAAATACGGGCTGATGTGCGGGAAATCCGAGGCAAAGTAGACGACCATATCGAGTGGCACATGGACAATTAGGAGGCATCATGGCCGAATTCCTGACCAAGAAACGACGCGCCTACCTGTACGGCCTGGCCGTCGTGATCGTCCCGCTGTTGATCGCATACGACGCCCTCGACCCGCAACGGGCGCCGCTGTGGCTCGCCCTCGTTGCAGCTGCACTCGGTATCGCCGCCCCGGTTACGGCCCTGTCGAACCTGTCACCTGATCCGCAGGAATACACCACTAGCGACGAATTCGAGATCGAGGGCGAATAGTGGCCCGCCTCGTAGCCGCAGGCGTGAAACTGCGCAAGCAAGTAGACAAAGCCTTCCCAGGCCGCGATAAACGGTCCGATGGGTGGATAGGTGATCGAGCCCACCAGGCCCGCAAAAGCGACCACAACCCCGATAAGCGTGGATTCGTACATGCCATCGATATCGACGCCGACCTGATTCCCTGGAATAAACGCGCCTCCAAGAAGGCAGCCCAGGACCTCGCCGATCAACTAGTCGAGTACGCCGCTAGTGGCAAACTCGGCTGCCACCGAATCAAACACGTTGTGTTTAACGATCGGATCGCCTCGGGCACATACGCTCGCACCTGGTGGCGTTGGCGCGGATCAGGCTACGGCCACTATAACCACATTCACGTTTCGTTTACTGACGCTGCACCCGTCAGGGGCCGTCGGCGTTTCCCGCTGCCTATCTTTCGTCGAGGCAAAACCTAGACCGATGCCGAATCAGGCTCCGAAATCCCCACGGATCCTCACACTAGATGTGGAAAATAGCCCACATTTGGCCTACACCTACGACCTGTACGACGCGAAAATCAGGCCGGATCAGATAGTGGAATCAGCCCGGCTCCTATGTTGGGCTGGTAAATGGCTTGACCGACGGCAGGTAATTTTCTATAGCGAATACCACGACGGCATCGAAACCATGCTGGACGGCATCTGGACCGCCCTTAATGAGGCAGACATAGTCATCACCTACAACGGCGTCCGACACGATATGCCGATCATTCTTAGAAGCCTCGTTGAGAACGGCTATCCACCTGTAAGCCCCTGGCAAGATATTGACCTGTATCAGGTCGTTAGACGGCGCTACAAATTCGCCTCTAATAGCCTCGGCTACATAACCAAAACCCTCGACATGCCGACGAAGCTCGAGACAGGCGTCCCGCAACTATGGAAAAAAGTCCTCGAGGACGACGACAAAGCCTGGACCAAATTCCGGGCCTACAACAAGCAGGACGTAATCGTTACCGAGAACCTATTTAAGGTGCTACAACCCTGGATTAAGGGCCCCCACGCTGGCCTATGGTCCGGCGACCTGGGCAGTTGCCCATCATGCGGAAGCGACAAACTCGAGCCCGCCGGCCTGGCCTACACGAAAACAACGAAATATGCGCGCCTATTGTGCGAGTGCGGGGCATACTGCAAAGTGCTAAACAACGGCCAAACCCGACCCATTTAGGGGAACCGATGATCGACGTAGAGCTCGCATACGAGGCCACAGGCATAGTCGGCGATCGCACCGCCACACACGGCCCCCCGGAACTGACGATCCAGCGGATAGCCCTCCTGTGGGGCGCCTACCTGAACATCGAGGTAAAACCCGAAGAAGTTGCCCAAATGATGCTCCTAGTGAAGATCGCTAGAGCCCGCCAGGGATACAGCCGCGATCACTATCTCGACGCCCTGGGCTACACAT